GCAATCGCGCCTTGAACATTAGTGCTATTAATGTCGCCATAAGGCGTAAAACCAACGTTTGATGCGACCTGTGCAGTAATCGTCTCCGAAGTCTCAATCAGTACGTAACTTGTACCGTTCGACAGCAAAATATCAGGCGGCTCAAGCGTTACCGTTGGAGCGGGCGCAGTACCTGTACCCGTTTGCGAAACAACAACGTAGTAACGGGTATTGTTAGTGGCTGCCGAAGGCAACGAAGCACCGTTTGTAAAGCCAGCAGCTGAACCTTCAGCAGTTACCGAATCAAGCAAATTGGTGCTTGCGTCATACGTTCCAGCAAGTACAATCTCGCCGACGCTGATGCCGATAGGTTGCCAGACGTTGCCGTCCCATAAGTAGTAATCACCAGTAAGTGAATTAAGGTGCGTCTGACCAATAAATGCACCATTCGCGGGCGTTGTTTCCGCGATCGTTGTCGTAGACCTATCGGCTAGTTTTGCGGCTGTAACTGCATCATCAGCGATGCGTGCAGTAGCAAGAGTGCCTGCTGTAAGCTTGCTAACGTTTAGATCCGGGATGTCTGCCGCAGACAGTGTTGTTCCTGTGGTGGCCCGACCATAGGCATCCACAGTAATCTTTGTGTACGTTCCAGCGGTTACACCTGTGCTTGTAAGGCCGATTGAACCGGAAGCGTCAATGCTCAAACCTTGAGCCGCAGGAACTTGCACAGCACCTACAGCGTTAGTCAGGGCAATAGGTAGATGTCCTGGCTGAAGTTCAGTCACATAATTGATGTGACCGTGCTCATCAAAGCTGATGTTTGCAACGATGTCAGCAGTTACGTCGTGCTCATGACGTACCTCGCCTGTAACGCTAACTTCCAAACCGCCATCGGTGGGAATAATAACGCCACCAACTGTCGTTGTTGTAGCTAAAGGAAGATCCGAGGCCGGGATCGCACCCGTTGCGGTAATGTGACCTTGTGAGTCAAAAGTAATTCCGGCTGCCGTACCAGCAGTGACCGTATTTGTGTGGCCGATATTTCCGCCAACTTGATCAAGCCCGCGATCGGTTACAGTGCCGAGTTTTGCTGCGGTGACCGTTCCATCGGAAAGCTTAGAACCGCTAACGCCACTTGCGATTTTGGCGTCAGTGACGGCACTAGCTTGAATCGCAGCAGTATCTACAGAATCATCCGCAATCTGGGAGCTACCAACGCTGTTAGCAGCAAGCTGTGCAGAACCAAGCGCAGCAACCTTAGCCGCTGGGATGCTGGCGTCGTCAACAAGTGCAACACCCGACTGAACCAGGTCTTTGGCTGTGATCTTCTTTGTCTCTGACGCAGACAGATCCGCAATCGCAACTGGATCATTGCCATTAAGACCCGTACCAGGCAGTGCGGGCAAATTACTGATTTCTAGATCGGGCATGACTCCTTTCCGTTGCGGTTAGCGGAAACAAGCTCAGTCTAATCCGGAATATCCAGCAAAATACCAGAGCCATCCTCTTGAAGGACTTTTGAACCGCTTTCCTGTAGCAGATAACCGGCCGTAAACCCTTGGTTTAAAGTAATTGGCCCTGTTGCAACAAACTGCACGCGAGTATTGATTACTTGAGCAGCCTCAACGTTGACGGCAAAACTTGTGACTAGGCATTCAGACTCGTACCAGACGGATGCGCCGCCGTCTTGGCCGTTATAGATGTAAAACTTGCCTTGAAATGACGCACCTTGCTTTAGGCGTAAAAGCAGTCGAGCCAAATAACTGGAAAATTCGTAGTCGGGCTCGCTATTCTTTAAACCGCTTCGTTTTGTATGCTCCCAATGACAAGACAAAGCGCCTTGGCCGCTAATTAGACCAGCTTCAAAGTAACTGTGGAATTCCGTTCCAAGTACATCTGTATTTACTTGGTCGCGGCTAGTTGTCAGCTCGAAATCCGTCACTTGGCCGAGAGTATTAAAATTAAGGTCCTCGGTTTTAATGGTGATTTCAACGGCAGAATCTGGCTGCACTAGCGCCAAAGCATTAGCACTAAAACCACTTACAGAAGCTTCAAATGTTGTATACAGCCGCAAGCCTCCCACTGCATCAACATGGATGTAACCATTCCAGTCAGGGTAATAATTTAGAGATGCATCCACATGATTGGCGACGAGCTTTAAAGGAGATCCGTCAACCGTGGCGATCGTTACACGATCACCTGTAATCAGTGAACTGAGTGCAAAGTCAACACTAAAGCGATTTCGGCTTGTATTGACATCGTTTGGGTCTAGCTGCGTGATTAATGTTTGATCACCAGATTCTCGTCGAATCTCAACTTGACCGGCAGTGCCTAGATAAACGCCCATTAGCTTGCCTGAGTGATGTTAGTTCCGCTAAGCGGTGCGCCATTCGATTCAAAGCTGACATCAGCCGCCAACACCTCGCCGACGCTAATCGACATGCTGACGCTTGTAATCAACGCAGGGATATCAATGTATTTGCCGCTGGATGTGCCATCGTCGATGTACAAACGAAAGGTGACCGGGTCAGAAGCATCGTTTTCACCATCACCGGCTGCCGTTCCACCGGAGATCTTGATGACCTTTTCAAGCAACGTGGCGCAGTCGTTATAAGACGTTGCACCTGAGGTGTATTTGTAGTAATACAGCCGACAGCTTCCGCTCAAACTACGAATGCCGTACACGGCGGTTCTATCCGTGTCACCTAACGTGGTCGTCTCAAGCGTGCCTTGTGCTGAGGTAAACGACCAATTCACCACCTTTGCGGCAGCTGTACTACTGCCGTCAATAAATAGCTTGCCCTGTTGGCCTGCGTAGAACGGCATGATTTACCTCGCTCCAACAAAGTTTAGCTAGCGTCTAAGACGCCGATGAATGAGCAACTAACCGTGCTCAACCCTGGATACACCGAATCAACCTGCGGTGGTCCGTCATAACGCCATTTCAGTCCGGAACCGCCCGATTCACGCAAGTAGCTCGCCAAGGATGCATCTGCACCGGCAGCGCCGTCGTTGTCGGTAAAGGTGACGTAATCCCAATCAGCATTTACCGCTTCGTAATTCGAAAGAATGCTTGCTGCGTCCGCATCAGCGATATTTGCGAAACTCAACTGCAGCTTTGAATCAACCCTGCGGTTGCCGTAACGCACAATAGTTTTTGCGCCGTTTTGCGCTTGAAACTCAGTCTGCGGATACGTACCAGGGGTGTAACTCCGGCTAGACGGTTTTAAGTTCGGGAATGCTACGGCTGCCATGTCAGAGAATGATTCCTAAACCTTCAAAGTCAGCAGAGTTCCAATCCAGAATCTTCAACGTGCCAGCGCTAGTCAAAGGCATGTGAGATCCTGAAATTTCGATCAATCCGTCCTCTCCATACGTTAGCGACTCCAGTTTGTACACGCGGCTTTGCTCACTCGTCATAACAACAGTGAAAACGGTGTTAAAAAATGCCGAGTCGGTAACTTTGTTATCGCTCACGATCAATGTGCCTTCTCTAACGCCTTCCGTACCAGACTTCCAGTAGTAGACAGAATGGCTGCCGTTAGCCAGGCCATCGACGCTTGTTACGTAACCCTCAGAATCAACGGAACCGTTGTTAAACCTGCTGGTATGCGTTGAGTTGCTGGCAACCTTGAAGTAGTTGCCTGGTATAAGACCCATTGCAGCCTGAGGCGTGGTCTGGAACGTAATGGTGTGATCAACCTGTTGCCTCAGGCGAAGCGCGTAATATGCGTATCGAGCCGCGTGCAATTCTGTAGTACAGAAACCGCTCATATCAAATGTTTCCACTGGATCGGTTGACGAGCCACCTTCTGCATCAGATAGTCGCATCGTGAATTGTCTTGTTTTTGCAAACCCGTTTGGGGTCTCTTCGCGCCAAAGCATTTCAGCCTGGAACAGTTGGCGTTCTCCTGGCCCAAACCACTGAATCTTCATGTCGCGCATGTTGCCGTCAGTGAACAGCGCTTTGAGTGCAGGCTTAACAAAGTTGCCGATGTTAAACGTGTTTGTGTAGGGCACGGCTGGAACCAACGCAAAACGGCCACCAATGACAGTTGCGTCTAGCAGTGCGTATTGAGCGTTTTGAAATACCCAATCGCGGAAATTAATGCGCTGGCTTACGACACCGTCCCAGGTGAAGTCATTCGCATTACAGAACTGTGATGCGATCTTCATTGAGTCTTTATCGACCTGCTGCGCTCCAAGGATCTTGCCTGCGCCCCATTCCGTGTTGGTCATCATTCCAAACACGATGTCAGGAAGAAGATTGGACGCTTTAGCGCTGCCGTCAATTAGGTTCTCAAGGATAATGCCTTTTTTCATATAAGCGGAAAAACTGTTAAAGTTCGACCACTCGCTAGAAGAGTTGATCCGCAGTCCGCCTATTGTCATGCCTTCGTAATTCGGCGTAAACTGCACAACCTTTTCGTTGATTGCAACAACTTCGTGCTCAGGCCCGCTTGTATTGCTGGCGCTTACTCCTTCGTAGGCAGGAACGTCAAGGATGGCGTCAAAAGGTGAATAATTTTGCGCGTCGCGATCATACTCCGTAACGGTAACTGTTGTCGTTCCTGTAATTGTTACACCATAAATTTCTCTGTAAGTTCCGCTGCCAAGTGGTTCTTCCCACAAAACCCGGACAAAGTCTCCGACGCTATAACCTGTCCCTTGGTTATTAATGTCAATAGTCCATTTGTAGCCGATCTCTTGGCCTGCAGCATTATTCCACCGTCGAACATAAAATTTTAAGCCACTTGCCTCCGGGTTAGCTACAGATACGTGCCTTGCTGGAGTCGTTTGAGCTTCTGCCGGATCTGTATTGGTAGCAGCCCCTTGTTCGTATTCTTCGCGTTCAATGCTGCGGTATGCATAACGATAAGGATAAATATCAACAAGAAGGTTTTCTTTGCCGGGGACTTTAAGAGCCCATTTATAACGAACATAAGTTGGATTACTGGCGTCGTACCCGGTAGGAGGTTCTAAGCTTTGAGCGGCCAGTGTGCCGCTAGCGCGAACGCTACCATCCCAAACGTACTCGTAATAATTATCCGACGGGTCAATAAAACTTATTCTCTTAACCATATAATTTGAGCCGTTATATCGAGTTCCTTTCAAGTTCCATGTATAAGCACCCGGAACGCCAAATGTACCTACTTCAGTTGGCGTAATCCCTATATTCTCAAT